AGAACATACACTTAAACTTGCAAATAGTATTGATGATCTGAAAGTTTTATTTGCACCAAAACTTGATGATTATGAATGGAAAGACCCTGATGCTAAAAAAAATAGACAAGAAGTATGGGGAATATAAAGACGAAGTGGATAAACTAGCTAGGAGATACATTAATATTTGTTTAGAAACACAAAATACATGGCAAGGCTATCAAGAAGATTGTATTAGACTAGCAGAAAAAGAAATTGGAGAAAAATATGGCACAAAAAATATGGAAGATGGGAATAAGTCCTGATAATTTTATAGCAGATACAGTAAACCTAACAAATGAAGAATTAGGTTTATATTTTAGATTACTTTGTTATGCTTGGAAGAATGAAGCAACACTACCTAACGATATGGATAGGCTTAAAAGAATTTGTCAAAATGCTGATGAGAAGATGATAAATTATATTTTAGCACAGTATTTTAGAGAAGATGGTAAAACTTATTACTCTAAAGCACAAAAAGAAGAATATGAATGGGTGCAAGAAAAGTCAGTAAAAGCAAGAGAGTCAGCTAACAAAAGGTATGCGAACGCACAGCGAACGCAAAGCAGTAATAGTTATAGTAATAGTCATAGTCATAACATAGATATATTTAATAATATATGGTCAAAGCTAAATTATAAAACAGGTATAAAACAACAAGCATTTAAAGTTTTTGATAAACTACAAGATATGCCTAAACCTGATGTGTTGGTAGATAAATGGAATAATTATTGTAGTTCCATAGATGATAAGAAGTTTATTCAACACTTTAGAACATGGTTAAATAATAAAGGTTGGGAGAACGAGCCGCAAAAACAAGAGATAAAAGATGATTTAAATTTTTATAAAAGAGACCCTTTTGTTAATTTGACCTCTTGGCAAAAAGGATTTAGAACCTTAAATGACAATGACCAAGATATAATTCAGGCTTATAAACAAGGTAAAGTATCAAAAGAGGCTATGGATAAGATGAGTATTAGTGTAGAATAACATGATGGACGAAGATATAAAAAAGTTTTTTATTACAATGCCTGATAGTTTAGGCAAGTTTTCAGCAGTAATTCATGTATCAGGTTTTGATAGTGAAGAACAAGCACATGAATATTTATATCAATTCCATCATGCTAATGCTGAAGATATTTTAAGAGAGGGTATTACAATTCACTAATGTCTGATTTAAGAGTTTTATCTCTAGGTGCTGGAGTCCAAAGCACAACACTAGCTTTGATGATTGAACATGGGGAGATACCTATGGTTGATTGTGGAATATTTGCAGATACAAAAGGAGAACCACAAAATGTTTATAAACATCTTGATTGGTTAGAAAAACAATTATCTTATCCAATTTATAGAGTTACATGGAGAGATTTAAAACAAGATATATTTGATGCATCAAGGGGAATGTACAAAGGATTTACAGCACCATTTTACACATTATCAGATCAAGGAAAAAAAGGCATATTGAGGAGACAATGCACAGCAGATTATAAAATAAAACCTGTAACAAAAAAAATTAGAGAACTTTTAGGATATAAAAAAGGAGAACGAGTAAAAAAAGGGATTAAAGTAGAGTTGATAATGGGTATTTCCTATGATGAACTTTTTAGAATGAGAGAAAATAGATTAAAGTATGTGCAAAATATTTATCCTTTAGTTGATAAAGGCATAAGGAGACATAATTGTTTAGATTGGATAAAAGAAAAAAATTATCCTCAACCACCTAGATCAGCTTGTACTTTCTGTCCATTTCATAGTAATTTAGAATGGAGAAAAATTAAAGAAAACAAAGAGGAATGGCAAGAAGTTGTTAAAATGGATAAAGCAATTAGAGACCAAGAAGAATTTAAAAAAAGTAAATATGCTGAAACAATAAAAGATAAATTATTTTTACATAATCAAAGAGTGCCTTTAGATGAGGTAGATTTAAGAACAGACGAAGAAAAAGGTCAGTATTCACTTCTTGATGAATGTGAGGGAATGTGTGGAGTTTAAATGGCAAGACCTAAAAAGTACGACATAGACACAGAAGAAATACGAAAACTAGCTAAATACGGAATGACAAATGTTGAGATAGCTGATTTCTTTGGGTGTGATGAAAGCCTAATTAGAAAGAGTTATTCCGAATATCTGACAAAAGGAAGAGCTGAGATGAAACTAAGGCTTAGACAGCTGCAATTTAAAAGTGCTGAAAAGCTAAATGCTGTTATGCTTATATGGTTAGGTAAACAAATGTTGGGTCAATCGGATATTCCAGTAGGAGAAGATAGTCAGCCTTTAGAATGGTCTATTGATTAGTGCCTCTTAGTGAACCACAAAGAAAAGTAATATTATCAGATAAAAGATTTAGAGTATTATTATCAGGTCGTAGATTTGGTAAAACATTTGTAGCTTTAAATGAATTAGCTAAGTTTGGTAGATTTCCAAACAAAAAGATATTCTACATAAGTCCTAGCTATAGACAGAGCAGAGAGATAATGTGGAAACCATTAAAAGAAAAGATGTTACAACATAGATGGGTAGCTAAGATAAATGAAACACAATTAACCTTATCCTTACGGAATGGGACTACAATAAGTCTAAAAGGTGCTGAGAATGAACAAAGTCTAAGGGGTAGTGGTTTATCATTTGTTTGCTTTGATGAGATACAAGACATAAAGCCTGAGGCTTGGTATGAAGTAATTAGACCTACACTTTCTGATAAATATACTATGGGTTCAGCTTTATTTTGTGGAACACCTAAAGGTTATGGTAACTGGTCTTATGAACTGTACTCAAAGAAAGATAGTGAATGGGAAAGTTTTAAGTTTACTACTATTGAGGGCGGTCAAGTTACTCAAGAAGAAATAGATCAGGCTAAGAATGACCTAGATGAGAGAACATTTCAGCAAGAATACCTAGCTACATTTGTTAACTATGCTGGAGTTATTTATTATAACTTTGATAGAAACACACACATTATAGACACATATGAACAAAAAGAATTACCTTTGCATATTGGAATGGACTTCAACTATAACCCTATGGCTTGTTGTATTGGTCAGATAAGAGATAATAATTTAATAATTTTTGATGAGATACAAATATACAACGCAAATACAAATGATATGATTGATGAAATAAAAACAAGATATGGAGTACGAAATATTGTGATTTATCCTGACCCAGCTGCAAGACAAAGAAAGACAAGTGCTGGTGGTTCTACTGATTTATCATTACTTAGAAATGCTGGGTTCAATGTAAAGGTAAGACCAACACATCCTCAAGTAAGAGATAGAATAAATGCAGTAAATTCTAAATTGAAAAATGCTAATGGAGTGTCAAGTCTTTTCATAACCAAATCTTGCAAAAATTTAATTAAAAGTTTAGAAAGACAAATATACAAAGAGGGAACTCATATACCTGATAAGGATAGTGGGTATGACCATATGGCTGATGCAATAGGCTATCTTATTGAATATGTTTTCCCTTTGCGTAGAGATTTTAAACCAAGTGAACCAACTAGGTGGAGTTGATGGCGATATACGATAGAGATTTTTTAACAGCTAGACATAGCGATTATGAAAAAAACTTTAATAGATGGAACTTCCATTATAGATCATATTTAGGTGGAGATGATTATAATAATGGCTACTTCCTAAATAGATATATCCTAGAGTCAGACGAAGAATATATGAAAAGGGTTGGTTTTACCCCTTTAGATAATCATTGTAGAAATGTAGTACAAATATACTCAAGTTTTCTATTTAGAGTTCCAGCCACTAGAGATTATGGTTCATTGACAGGAGACCCAGATTTAGACTCATTTTTAAGTGATGCTGACTTAGATGGGCGAAACTTTAATAATGTTATTAAAGAAATGCAAACTCAAGCATCTATTTATGGAACTTGTTGGGCGATTATGGATAAGCCTAATGTTATCACAAATACTAGAGCAGAGGAACTAGCTCAAGATATAAGACCATACATCTCAATCTATACACCAGATAATATTATGAATTGGTCATATTCAAGATACCCTAATGGTAAATATTATCTTACATCTCTAACAATATTAGAAGATTTAACTGATGATAAAGCAATTATAAAAGTTTGGTCTCTTGAAGATATTACAACTTATGAAGTAGATGATTATATGAAAGAATATACCTCTTCTAAGCCAAGACTTCTTGATGAACAACCGAACCCTTTAAATGAAATACCAGCGATTATTTTATACAATCAAAAGTCTCAAAGAAAAGCTATTGGTATATCTGATCTATCGGATGTTGCAGAATTACAACAAGCTATTTACAATGACTATTCTGAATGTGAACAGCTAATAAGATTAAGTAACCACCCATCTTTAGTCAAAACCCCAAATGTAGAAGCTAGTGCTGGTGCTGGTTCTGTTATTGAAATGCCTGAAGATTTACAGGCTGATCTAAAACCTTACATTATACAACCCTCAGCACAATCTTTAGATGGTATTATGAATTCTATCCAAATGAAAGTAGATGCAATCAATAGAATTACACATATGGGTTCTGTTAGAGCAACGGAGAAAACTATTAACTCAGGTATTGCTTTACAAACAGAGTTCCAACTACTCAATGCTAGATTATCAGAGAAAGCAGATTTATTAGAAAATGCTGAAGAGCAAATATGGTCTTTCTTTGCTAAATGGCAAAACAAAACTTTTGATGGTCAAATAGATTATCCTGATACATTTGATCTTAGGGATTATGCGGCTGATCTACAATTCTTACAAGTGGCAAAAGCTAGTGGAGTAAAATCAGACACATATACAAAGGAAATAGATAAACAAATAGCAAAGGCAGTAATAGATGATGATGAAAAGATTGATGCAATTAATCAAGAAATTGATGCTACTTCTACGACTATCGGACAATTCCAAACAAACTTACCAACAGCCGAAGAAGAAGAGTAATGGCAAAAAAGAAAAGAAAAAAAAGACGAGTTCCAAAAGACAAGGACTCAGGACTTCCGAAAAAGTATCTGTCAGGACTAAAAGGAAGCAAAAGGTCAAGAAGAGCAAGTCTAATAAAGCGAGTAGCCTCTATATATAAATCAGGTGGTTTTATTCCTAGAGGATTACTAAGAGCAAGGACAAAAGCATAATGGCAGTAAGAAGAAAACCTTTATCAGCTTCAGTAAAAGCAACCCTTAAAAGAAAAGCTAAAGCATCTAAAAGATATACTTATGGAACTTTAGCTAAGGTTTACAGAAGAGGTCAGGGTGCATTTTTAAGTGCTGGAAGTAGAAGAGTTCCTATGGCGGCTTGGTCTATGGGAAGAGTTAATAGCTTTCTTAGAGGTTCAAGAAAACACGATTTAGATTTAAGAAAAAAACGCAAAAAATAATGGCTAAATATCAAGGAAGAACTGTTAAATTAAATAAACCTTTTAGAACATCAGGTGAAAGAAAAAAATTTGCTGTATATGTTAAGGATAGATCAACAGGTAATGTTAAAAAAGTTAGATTTGGAGACCCAACAATGACAATAAAAAAAAACAATCCAGCGAGGCAGAAATCATTCCTTGCAAGACATGGAGCTATTCTTAAAAAGGTTAGGGGTCAAAAGTCTTTAGCTCCTGTATTTTGGGCGATAAAATCTTGGAGAAAAGGTTTTAATGTATAATGGCAAGACAAGAATTTTTAGAGAGGTTAGCAGATAACCACGAAATCCAAATCAAGAAAACACTTGAGGATTTAGAAGCAAGAATAGTATCACAAATATCTACTGTAACTGAGGGTGCAGATGCAATTTCAACGAAGATAGCAATAGATTTAAGAACTGACTTAAAAAGATTTATTGATGAAACTTATAGAACTACAGCCGATAGTTTGGTTAGAGATTATGACCAGATTGTAAATGAATTTATAGAAGAGTTTGGTTCTTTAAATATTCCTGATAAATTTAAAACACTAACTGAAGTAGATTTATTAACTATAAACCAATTAAAGTTTCAACAATTTGCTGGGTTTGAAGATCTAGCTAATAGATACCTTAATGAAATATCAGCTCAAGTTTATCAAAATGCTATAGCTGGTAAGCCTTTTAATGACATAGTAAAAGATTTAAGAGGTATCATAACAGGAGATGTAGATAGAAGAGGCAGACCAATGAGTATTTATGCCTCACAGATTGCACATGACTCAGTAATGCAATTTGATGGTCAGTTTACAGTATTTAAAGCAAAAGAAGCTGGACTTAAAAAGTTTAAATATACTGGGACTTTAGTAAGAGACTCAAGACCTCATTGTAAGAAACACTTAAACAAAGTTTATACGGAAGAAGAATTAAGAAGAATATGGCAAGGGTCTTGGTCTGGTAAATCTGAGGGAGACCCATTTATTGTGAGAGGTGGTTATAGATGCAGACATACTTGGCTACCTGTAGATGATGATTTCTTTGATTAATCACAAAAAATAAATTATAATAAAGAAAAAAGGAGACTAATATGGCTGACGAGCAAAAAACGGAACAGGAACAACAACCTGTAGAAAACAAAGTTGAAGAAGTAGTAGAAGATCAAGAACCAATGGTATCTCAAGCAGAGGTAGATAAAATAATAGATAAAAGACTAGCAAGAGAAAGACAAAAATATGAGAAGATGTATTCAGGTATTGACCCTGAACAAGCTAGAAAACTATTAGAAGAAAAAGAAAACAAAGAAATAGAAGATCAAAAAGCCAGAGGCGAGTTTGAAAAAATATTAAAAGAACAAGCTGAAAAATCTAACAAAGAAATATCTGGTTTACGATCTGAAATTGAAAAAGTAAAAGTTGATGGTGCATTATTAAATGCGGCTTCAAAGAACTCTGCTATCAATCCTGAACAAGTAAAAGATTTGTTAAAATCAAATGTAAAATTAAATGAAGATGGCAAAGTAGAAATACTTGCAGAAAATAAACAGCCAATATATAACAAGGACGGAGACCTTAAAAGTATTGACGAATATGTAAAGGACTTCATTACGGAAAACCCTCACTTCCAAACAGCAACCCCATCAGGGTCAGGAAGTAAGGCAAATCTGGGTAAGGTTGACGCAAAGCCATTTAATCTTGCGGATTTAGATATGACAAAGCCTGAAGATAGAAAGCAATATGCTGAATATCGTAGAGCTAGGGACAGTAAACCCACTGTCATAGATTTAACTAATAAATAAAAGGAGATTAGCAAATGGCTGATGAAACAACGAGTTCTACGATTTCGGAACTATATACAGAAATCATAGCTGAGGCATTATTCGTTGCACAAGAGCAATCTATTATGAAACCTCTTGTCAGGAATTATACCATAGCTGGTGGTGGAAAATCAGTTGAAGTCCCTCTTTATCCTACTGTATCAGCGGCGGCTGTAAGTGAGGCTTCAGATTTATCCAACACTGCAATCAATCCAACTTCTGCAACTATAACAGCATCAGAAGTAGGAATTATGACTACACTAACTGATCTAGCAAGAAATTCTGCATCAAGAAATGTTGCGGCTGATATTGGTAGATTATTTGGTGAGGCAATCGCAACTAAAATAGACACTGATCTTTTAGCTTTGTTTGATGGTTTCTCATCAACACTAGGTAATGGTTCAGCGGCAATTACACCTACTAATTTTTTCCAAGCAGTAACAATTTTAAGAGCTGCTGGAGTTCCAATGACAGATATGGTTGCAGTATTACACCCTAATATTGCATTTGATCTTAAATCTGCATTAGCAACTCAAGGAAACACAGCTTTTGCGGCTGGTGGTGATGGTATTGCGGCTAACGAAGCATTACGATCTGGTTTTATAGGTCAATTAGCTGGTGTTCCTGTTTTTGAAAGCAAAAACATGGCTAACACTGGAACTACAGGAGACTATAAAGGTGCAATTTTCCAAAAAGATGCACTTGGTATAGCTATGATGCAAGACCTAAAAATTGAAGTTCAAAGAGATGCTTCTTTAAGAGCTGATGAAATTGTTGCAACTGCGGTTTACGGAGTTGGAGAATTACATGACTCTTATGGTATTGAATTACACTACGACTCTTCAATAGAGTAATTAACATAAAACTAGGGGTGGTAATCCGCCCCTTTTTAAAATAAGGTGGTTTTATGAGTATGATTAAATTAAAAAAAGGCGATAAAGTTATTGAAAGACAAAAAGTTGATTATGAAAAAAATCAAAGTTTATGGACTTTAAAAGGTTTTAGTCCAGTAGAAGAAAAAATTTCTTCAGACGAACCAAAAAAGAAAACACCAAAGAAAAAGAAGTCTAAATAATGACAACATCAGTATTTAGTGTAGCATTATCTCATGTTCAAGAATATCAACCTGATATAGCTGGATTTGGTATTTCAAGTTTTGATACACAATTACAACACGCAGAAGATGATGTTATTAGACAAGTTAGAGAAGAATGGTGGGAACGATACAGACACACAGTTAGATATAAAGATATAACAAAAGTTACTTCTTTAGAATTAGTAAATAGTAAACTTACAGCAACACAATGGAGAAGATCAGTATGTTATAAGGCTTTAGCTGATTACATATTTCCAATGCTTTCTAAGTTTAGAGACCCAGATACAGGTGAGGGTAAAGATAGTTTTCAAGTACAAATGGATTATTACAAGAACAGATATAATGAGGAATTTCAGGCTGTTCTTAGAGATGGTGTTGAATATGATGAAGATAGTTCTGGTTCAATCCAAGCTAGTGAAAAAGAACCTATCCATACTTTAAGATTAGTGAGGTAATATGTGTATCTGTGATGGTGAATGTATTTGTAGATAATGGTTGCTGATGTAAAGTTTACTGCTAATACAGTAGAAGTTAGTAATTTTATTAAAAGACTACAAAAAAAAATTCCTAATGAAATACAAATGGGTTTAGCAAGAGCATCAGCTTTTGGAATAAAACAAATTACAGATAAAACACAAAAAGGTCAGTTGCCTGATGGGGGTAGATTAAGACCTTATAAAAAATCAACAAAGAAATCTAGGAGTAAAAGAGGCAGACAAGTAGGTTTTGTAGATTTAACTGACTCAGGTAGAATGTTTAGATCATTGACTAGCAAAATAACTAAATCAAAAGGTTCTTTATTTTTTAGAAGACAAGAAGAAAACAAAAAGGCTTTCTTCCACGATACAGGAACAAGATTTATGGACTCAAGACCTTTTTTTGCTATTGGACGAAGAGATGAAGATAAGATAAGAGATATATTCTTTAAGGCAATTAAAATATGAGCAAAAGAGAGAGTATAGCTGGAGATATAATTACTAAGCTAGATGCAGTTTCTAGTCCTATAGAATTTAAGCTAATAAAAAGAGAACCATTTGAACCTGAAGAGTTATCTCAAGCTCAATTTCCAGCCGCTTATATACAAACTGGGGACGAAACTAGAGACTTTTTTTCTATTGGAGATGTAGGTTCAGGTAAAAGACAAGGAACAATAGACTTTCTCATAGTAGGTTTTGTTAAGGGAACTACTGCAAATATTGATACTTTACGCAATCAACTCATAGAAGTTGTAGAGGAAACCTTAGATAATGATATTACAAGAAATGGTAATGCTCTTAGCACTCAAATTGTAGAGGCTAGTTCTGATGAGGGTGTATTATTTCCTTATGGTGGAGTGAGAATTGTAGTAAGATGTTTATATGAATTTGTAAGGGGGACTTCATAATGGCTAAAAGAATAAAAATATACTTTCCTGATGGAGATAATGAATTAGAGATATTTGACGATCAATTAGACAATTATCTTGCAAAAGGATTTAAGAAAGATAAAAAAGAAGATAGACCTCTTCCGAAAAATGATTTAGAAGAAGAGGAAACAAACATAATAGAGGAGTAAAATTATGGCAACGCATACAGGATTAAATGGTGTTGTTAAAATTGGGTCTAATACAGTTGGAGAAGTAACTTCATTTACTTTGAGCCAAACTCAAGACACAGTTGAAGATACATCATTAACTGACTCAATGAAAAGTTACAAAGCATTAAGAGGAGACGCAACTGCAACAGTTGAATGTCATTTTGACGAAACTGATACAGCTCAAGAAGCCGCTAACTTAGGAACAAGTGCTACACTAGAACTATACCCAGAGGGTGCAGATAGTGGAGACAAATATTTCGTAGGAACAGCTATTGTTACAGGTGGAGATGTTGGTGTTACTATGGACGGAATTATTAGCAGAACTCTTACTTTTCAATTTTCTGGTGGGGTTTCTGAGGCTACAGTATAATAATTTGTGGTAGACAAAGTAGATTTTTTTGAGGGAGTCAAATCTCATTTTGAGTCTCTTGAAATAAAAATAATAGAAGTTCCTGAATGGGGATTAGAGGGCGATAAAGCTATTTATGTGAAGCCTTTTACCATGAATGAAAAGGCTAAAATATTTAAGGGTGCAAATGACTCTGATCTTAATGTTTTAGTTGATGTTATAATTACAAAATCAGAAACTAAAGATGGCGATAAAATGTTTGATTTATCTCATAAGCCAAAATTTAAAATAAAAGCTGATACTGATGTTATTTCAAGAGTTGCTAGTGAAATTCTTTCTCAAGACTCATTTTCTGACATTAAAAAAAAGTAAACTCTGACCCTGAACTATATAATGTTTTAGCTTTAGGAGAGAAGCTACATATGTCGGTAAGAGACATATTGCAAATGCCTGTTCAAGAGTTTAATATGTGGTTGGCTTACTTTCAATTACAATATGAAAAAGCTGAACAACAACAAAGGTTGAACAAAAGATAATGGCAACTAAAAAAGTAAATATTGATATTGTTGCAAGAGATAAATCGCAACAAGCCTTAAAAAATGTCAGAGGTGGTCTTGATAAAGTAAAACAATCAGTATTTAATGTTAGAAATGCTTTAGCTGGTTTAGGTGCTGGATTAGTCATAAGAAACCTTGTAAATACAGGAAAAGAAATAGAGTCATTACAAGTAAGATTAAAATTTTTATTTGGTTCAACGCAAGAGGGTGCAAAAGCCTTTGATGAAATGGCTAAATTTGCCGCAAAAGTTCCATTTAGTTTAGAACAAATACAACAAGGAGCTGGAGTATTATCTGTTGTTTCAAAAGATGCGGAAGAACTTGCAGATATTATGGAAATTACAGGTAATGTTGCCGCTGTTACAGGACTAGATTTTAGAACTACATCAGAACAAATACAAAGGTCATTATCTGCTGGAATAGCTAGTGCTGATTTATTTAGAGAAAAAGGGGTTAGAGATTTATTAGGGTTTAAGGCTGGTGCAACTGTAACAGCAAAAGAAACAGCAGAAGCATTTAAAAGAGTATTTGGTAAAGGCGGAGAGTTTGGTGGTGCAACTGATGAACTAGCAAAAACTTTTGAGGGAACTTTATCAATGATAGGAGATAAATTTTTTACCTTTAAGAAAACTATTTTAGAGGCTGGATTTTTTCCTGAACTTAAAAAACAATTTGGCGATCTTGATAAATTTTTAGCACAAAATGGTCAAACGATAGATAGTATAGCTACAAAAATAGGGCAAGGATTAGCTAAAGCAGTTTCAGCTACAGGTAAAGCAGTAATATTTTTAAAAGATAATTTTGATATTCTTATTTCTGTTATTAAAACTTTAATAGCATTTAAATTAATTTTATTTTTTACAAATCTAGCAACTGCAATAGGTTCAGCTACAGCCGCTATGCTTGTATTTAACAAAGCGGTAGCAAAAAATCTTTTAATTGGTGGGGCGGCTATTGTCATAGCAAATCTTGAAAAAATACTAAAATTAACAAAAGAAATAATGGGAACTTCAGACGGATTAGAAATAACTGTCCCTGTAGCTATGACAGAACCCTCTGGCAGACACCCTGAAGAAATTATTACAGACAGAACAAAAGAAGAATTAAAAAAACAACTTAAAGTTTATAGACAGTTCGCAAATATAAGAAGATATGAGGCGGCAGAACAATCAAGGGAACAGGCAAAAATTAACAAACAAGGGTTAGAACAAATACAAGATAATACAAGAGACTCTTTAGCGGCTGTAAGTGGTTTAAACAGAACAGCTTTTGAAGCATATAAAAGATTTCAAATTGCTGAAGCAACTATAAATGCAGTAAGAGCCGCTTCAAGAGCATTTGGTCAATTTCCATTTCCTTTAAATATTGCTGTTAGTGCTTCAGAGTTAGCAAAAGGAATGGCTTTAGTTACACAAATAAAATCAACTAGCTTTAGAGAAAAAGGTGGTCAGGTATCACAAGGAAAACCATTTATTGTAGGAGAAAAGGGTGCAGAACTTTTTGTGCCAAATCAATCTGGTAATATAGTTCCTAATAATAAACTTATGGCTGGTGGTGGAGTAAATGTTACATTTAATATTAATACAGTTGACGCAAGAGGATTTAATGAATTATTAACTAACAGTAGAGGGGTTATAGTAGGTATGATTAATAGTGCTGTTAATGAAACAGGAAGAAAAGCAATAGTATGAGTGGTGCATTACCTGATGTAGATTTTAAAGCTGTAAACTTTAAGAGTGAACAAAGAACTTTGCGTAGTACAACGGATAGTGGTAAAACTTTTCGTAGGCAAGTTGATGGTCAAAGATGGACTTTTACTCTTAGCTATCCATTAAAAACGAGAACTGAATTTGCACCTATACAAGCTTTTTTAATAAAACAACGATCAGGTAAAGAAGATTTTACTATTACATTTCCAAGTTATTTTAATGCTCAAGGTTCAGAAACAGGAACAGTAAGAGTAGTTAATGCTCATAGTGTAGGAGATACAACAATAACTGTAGATGGTCATGCGGCTGATAGTGCTGGTTCTTTTAAAGCTGGAGACTTAATTAAATTTGCCGCACACTCTAAAGTTTATATGATTGTATCTGATGTTACACCTAGTTCAAATGCTTCAACATTAACAATAGAACCACCGCTTACAACTGCATTATCAAATGATGAACAAGTTAATTATGATAGTTTAACTTTCACAGTTCATCTTAATTCTGATGTGCAAGAATTTCCAACTAATACTATTGACAAAGATAATAATATTTTAATTTCCTATGAGTTTGATGTTATTGAGAGTTTGTAATGGCAAGAGGTTTATCAAATTCTGTTAAAACTGAATTAGCTACAGGTAATATAAGACCTGTTCATTTAATACATTTAAATTTTGCAACACCAGTTTATTTAACAGATTGTAATTTTGCTTTAACTTCTAGCATTTCTGGTAGCTCAAGAACATATACAGCTTCAGGTCATATTTTAGGTATAGGTTCTGCTCAAGAGGGTTCAACACCTATAAAAAATTCATTAAATTTAACATTATCTGGTGTAGATCAAACTTATATTTCTGTAGCTTTAAACGAAAATATTATTAATGATACAGTACAAATTTATAGAGGTTTTTTAGATAGTTCAAACGCATTAATATCAGACCCTTTTTTATTATTTAGTGGTTTTATAGATCAATACTCTATTGAAGATGACACTAATCAAGCAATTATTGGTTTAGACATAACTTCTCATTGGGGTAATTTTGAAAAGGTATCAGGTAGAAGAACAAGTAATAATTCTCAACAAAGATTTTTTAGTGGAGATAAAGGTTTTGAATTTAGTGCTTTGACAGTTCAAGATATAAGATGGGGTAGAGAATAATGGGTTTTGGAAGTTTTTTTAGTGGAATAACTAATGCTATTACAAGCACACCTGTTGGCAGAATTTTAGCAAAAGCAGTTCCTTTTTTATCACCAATTTTATCAACTATTAGTATAGTTTCTGCGGCACTAACTTGGTTAAGAAAACCTGATGAACCAGAATTTAATTTTGATAGCACACCTGAAAATATTGCAAAAGGTGTTTTAGTTAATAAAACTTCAGCAAATGGTCAAATACCTGTAATTTATGGAACAAGAAAAGTGGGTGGTACTTTAGCTTTTTTAGAAACTTCAGGAACAGACAATCAATATTTATATATGGCTTTAATTTTAGGAGAGGGAGAAATTAATGACATTACACAAATATTTATCAATGATAATCAAGTTACATGGTCAGGTGATTTAGCTGATAACACAGAAAGAACTGTAGGAAGTGGAGATAGTAATTATTATAAAAATTCAGCTAGTTTAATAACTGTTAGACCTCATTATGGAGCTGACGATCAATCAGCTTGTAGTTTACTTAGTACATTAACTTCTTGGACTTCAAATCATAGATTAAGAGGGGTTGCTTATCTATCACTTCGTTTTGAATGGAACTCTGACGCATTTGGTTCTATTCCAACAGTTCAAGCAATAGTTCAAGGTAAAAAAGTTTATAATCCAAATCTTGATGGAACTAAAACAGGTGGCACAGGTTCACATAGAGAAGATACAAGTTCTACTTGGGAATATTCAGACAATCCTATTTATCAACTATTAGATTATTTAAGAAATGATAGATATGGAATGGGTATTGCTAACTCATACTTTGATAGTAATTATGCTGATTTTCAAACTGCTGGTGATGTTTGTGATGCAAATATAACACCTTTTAGTGGAGCTGACCAAATAGATTTAATTGATAGTCATGCAGTTATAGATACTTCACAAAAAATTATTGATAATACAAAAAAGTTTTTAACAGGCTCAAGAGCATTTTTAAATTATCATGCTGGTAAATACCAAGTAACAGTAGAAACTTCAGGTAGTGCATCAATAACACTAACAGAAGATAATATTATTGGTGGTATTGGAGTATCAAGTAAAAATAAAAATGAACGATATAATAGAGTTATAGTTACTTTTATTAATCCTGATAAAAATTATCAAGTAGATGAAGCACAATTTCCACCAGTAGATGAAACAGGTCAAGCAACAGCAGATCAACACGCAACAATGAAAACTGCTGATGGTGGTATTTTATTAGAGGGTAGATTTGATATGCCAAGTATTGCAAATCCTTATCAGGCTCAAGAAATGGCTGAAATAATTTTAAGAAGATCAAGGTCAAGTTTAGATGTTACTCTTACTGCTGATGCAAATGCTATGGAGTTAGTAGTTGGAGATATTGTGAATATAACTCATGCTACACCATCTTTTAGTGCAAAGCCTTTTAGAGTTTTATCAACTACAATAAACGGAGACAGCACAGTTTCTTTACAATTAACAGAACATCAAGACTCATATTATACTTTTGGAACTCAGCAATCTGTGGCAACTATACCTGATACAACTTTGCCAAATCCTTTTGTTGTTCAGCCACCAGCTAGTATTACTTTAACTGATGAACTTGTAGAATATTCAGAGGGAACAGTTATTACAAGATTAAATATTGTTTTAGGTGCATCTACAGACAAATTTGTTCAATATTATGTAGTAGAAGCTAAATTATCTACTGAAACTGATTATAAAATTATAGGTCAAGGAACTACTTTAAATTATGAATTATTAAATGTTATTGATGATAAAATTTATAATGTAAGAGCAAAAGCTATTAATAGTTTAGGTTCTTCATCTTCTTCTGTAACAGCAACAAGAACTATAATAGGTGCTACTGAACCACCTAATGATGTAACAAACTTCTCTGTTAATATGCTTGGTAGTTCTCAAATGCAGTTGAATTGGGACGCAAATACTGACTTAGATATTTCTTTTTATGAAATACGATACCAAAATGTAACTTCTAATGCACAATGGAACAAATCAGTTAATTGGTTGCAAGTTCCAAGAACATCAGGAACAACTATAACTACTAATGTAAGAGATGGTGCTTTCTGTATAAAAGCTGTAGATAAGTTAGGAAACGAGTCCAATAATGAAACTATTATTTATTCTAATATAGCTTCAGCGACAAACAACTTCAAAGATATACAAACTTTAACAGAGGATATAACTGCTGGAACTTTTGACGAAGATACAGCACTTACAGATAGCTCAGGGACTAATTCTATTGTTTTAGATACTAAAAATGATTTTGATGATGTTACAGGTAACTTTGATAGTGCATCAGGGGACTTTGATTTAGGTGGGGCAGATGATAATATAGACAACGAGGGTTTTTATACACTTGCTCAAACTCTTAGCCTATCAGGAATATATGATACTTCATTTATAAAAAATGTAACAATAGATCAGATTGAAGATCCATATGATTTATTTGATGATGGAAGAGGTGTTAGTCTTTTTGATGATGCACCAGCTCCTTTTGATGGAAATGACCCAACAAATGCAACAGTTCAATTACAAGTAGCTAGTTCAACAAGTTCACTAGATAATGCAACAAGTTTTCAACCAATGAATACATCTACTACTTTTAAAGGAAGATATTTTAAATTTAGGTTGCGATTAGCTAATAAAAATTTTAAAACAAGAGCATTTGTATCTGGTATATCAATAGATGTAAAAATGCAGAAAAGACAAGAAACAGGTGAAGATGTGGCAAGCGGAACTTCTACACATTCAGTTGCTTTTACCAATGGTTTTTATGCAATACCATCTATAGGAATAGCGGCACAAAATATGGCTACAGGAGATTTTTATACAATATCAAATAAAGCAGTTACAGGATTTGATATATTATTTAAAAATTCTAGTGGCACAAATATAAATAGAACTTTTGACTTTGTGGCTGTAGGTCATGGGTTGAAAAGTTCTTCATAAATGTTTATAGGATATATATGAGTCAAGTTTCAGATGTTTCTTTAGCAAATCAGGGTTTTTCGGCTTTTAGAACAGAATTAAATAATATTTTAGGTGCATTAAATTCTATGCACTCAGGCACATCAAGACCTAGTTCTGCTACTACTGGAACTATGTGGCTTGATACGACAAACTCAGGTTCAAATTCATTAACAATAAAATTTTTTGATGGGTCAGACGATATTTCAGTAGCTACAATAGATACTTCAGCAAATACTATTAATTTTATTGATAGTGTAGTTACAGGTTTTGATATTGTTGGAGATACTTCACCTCAACTAGGTGGTGATTTAGATACTAATAGTTTTAACATAACTATTGATGATGCTCATTTTATAAAAGATGAAAATGGTAATGAGCAATTAATTTTTCAAACAACTGCTTCAGCAGTAAATGAACTAGAAATAACTAATGCGGCAACAGGAAATGCACCATCTTTAGGTGCAAGTGGAGAAACAAATGTTAGTTTAAAAATTATACCAAAAGGCTCAGGTATTGTTTTATTTGGTTCAGGTAGTGCTGATGCAACAGTAACAAGTAATGGAGCACATAATTTAGTTTTAAATACAAATTCAGGCACTAACTCAGGAAACATAACGATCACTGATGGAGCTAACGGAAATATTGATTTGACAACTAATGGAACAGGGGCAATCAAATTTAATGATTTAGCTTATTTTCCTCAACAAGCATTAACATCATCTTCAAATGCAGTTGCTTGGGACTCTCAAGCCGCACCTAATGCTTTTCATCAAACTTCTGAAAATACAACTTTTTCTGCACCTAGTAATGCAGTAGAGGGTTCATTTATATCTTTAGAAATTAATTATAATGGCTCACATACGATAGGCTGGAACACAGTTTTTGAGTTTCCAGCAAGCACAGAACCAACGGAAACTGCTACTGATGGCAAAACAGATATTCATGTATTTAGATATAATGGTGCTGTGTGGCATGAAATTGGTAGATCAATGAATTTGAGTGAGAGTTAAAATATGTATGCAATAGTAGAAAGCGGTAGCATTACCCAAACATTTAATAATCCAAGAAAATTAGTTATAAATGATATTCGTTATTCAACTAAAATTTTTTCTTTATGGTCAATAGATGAAAAAAAAGCCATTGGATTATATGAAGTAGAATATGATAATACTAATAAAAAAGATGAAGAATGGTACATAAACACAAATCAAACTCTAACTTATGATGCTAGTGCTGATAAAGTTACAGCAAGTTATGGAACAGCTACAGCTAGAGCTATTGAAGATACATTATGGACTTCTCAAGATAAAACTGATGGATTAATACCAAGTGATAAAGACGTAGGTGATGTAAAAGTAGAGGGTTTAAAAACAATAAAGAAAAGATTAATTGATAATCAATGTGCTGGAATATTACAGCCTAGCGATTGGAGAGTTATAAGAGCAAAAGAAACAGGTTCAACAATGAACAGTGGTTGGAAAACATGGAGAGCAAGCGTAAGAACTAAATGTAACTCTATGCAAACACAAATAGATAATGCTAGTGATGTAGATGCTTTAGCCGCTTTGTTTACTTATACAACAACAGACGGAGTAACATCTAGACCATTAGGCGAATTTCCTGAAAAGGAATAATTAATGCCTTTAATTTTACCAGCCAGAACTTTAGATAGTAGTTATGAAATAGATAATTCACTTAGATTTAATGCAAATAATGACCGCTTAGAAAGAACACCATCTTCAACAGGAAGTAGAAGAAAATTTACTTTAAGCACATGGGTTAAATTTAATTCTGGTGCTAGAAGAAATATTATGGCTTGGAAAACTGATAGTAATAATGCAGGTGAAATAAGAGTTGAAGCTTCAGGGCAAGTACAAGCTTTTGAATTTCAAGGTGGTACTCAATCTAATGGTTTTGGTTTATACTCTACAAGATTATTAAGAGACCCCTCTGCATGGTATAATTTATTTATTTCAATAGATACAACTCAAGGCACTTCTGGTTTAATTATGTATATTAACGGACAAGAAATAACTTATGATACAAGAACATTAGGTGGTGGTACAAATTTAGATTGTAATTTTAATTTATCAGGTACACCAATGAAAATTGGTTCTGATAGAGATGATGGTCAAGTTTGGGATGGATATATAGCAGAAATGCACTGGATAGATGGTACAATAAAATCACCCACAGATTTTGGCGAAACAAATAGTAACGGAGTATGGGTACCTAAAAAATATACAGGTGGGTCATACTCAACTAATGGTTTCTTTTTTGAGTTTCAACAAACAGGAACAGGAACAAATTCAAGTGGTATGGGTGCTGACACAAGTGGTCAAGATAATCATTTTGCAGTTACTAACCTAACAGCCACAGATCAAACAACAGATACACCTACAAATAATTTTGCTACTTTAAATCCTTTAGCAAATGCAACTGTAGCCGGAGGAACTTTTAGTGAGGGAAATGTAAAATTTGTGACTAACCAAGCTGATTATTCTTTTAGACCTAGTACTATAGGAGTATCTGCTGGAAAATGGTATTGTGAAATTAAAGCAGTATCTTTTGGAGGAGGAGCTGACCCTTTTATGATTGGAATAACTTCCTCTCAACCCACAGCAAATAGCCATGAATTAGGACACTTTGCTAATGATTGGGGTTACAAAGAAGATCAAAAATATCGTAATAACAATAGTAATACAACTTATGGTGATTCTTATACTTCAGGAGATATTATTGGAATTGCATTAGATTTAACTAATAACAAATTATATTTTTCTAAAAATGGCACTTGGCAAAATTCAGGAGACCCTACTTCGGGTTCTACAGGAACTGGAGCTATTTCAATAACAGCTGTTGGAAGTACACCTTTAGGAAATTATTTTTTTGCAATAGGTGATTATGATAATTCATCAGGTTCAACGTCTACTTTTGAAGCTAATTTTGGCAACCCATCTTTTTCAATATCAAGTGGTAATTCTGATAGTGAGGGTTTTGGAAATTTTGAATACGCAGTTCCTAGTGGTTATTTTGCACTATGCACTAAAAACTTAGCGGAGTACGGATAATGGCTTATACAACAATAGACGACCCATCAGCATATTTTCATATAC